GCAGAATAATTTTGATAGGTGGAACCATATGTAACTATTAATTTTAAATTATTTAAAAGTATTTGGGTTGGTAACAAGTATACAAACAACCCTTTTTCATCGCAAAAACTGGGTATTATATTATTTAATCTATCATTCATTTGTTTTGCAATATCAATTGTAGTAGGACTTTGTCTTTCAGGAAAATTTTTGTCCAATAAATTGATTATTTCATCAGTATCTTCATTCATATTATACAAGAAAAAATAGTAATGTGGATCTAATAATATTTTATCAGTTTGTATTTCAACACCTGGTATTAATAAACTATAATTATTATTGAATTGAATATAGTTAATTATACATATCATAAATAATATTAAAAATTCACTATCTGTGTTACCATTACTAGAAGGTGTGATACTTGTAATATAATTATACATTTCTTCAAAAGTAAATGATTTAAAACCAGAGTTAGCTAACATTTCTTTAAACTGAATTAAGATATTATTACCAGAACCAATAATAAATTCAATAAATTTTGAATCTGAGTCTGTTATATAACTTATTATAGATTCTGGAGTAAAAATATTATCATATGTATCATTAAATACTAAATTATAAGCAACTACTTCTCTAATTGAATAAAAACGAACAAGTTTATATTGAACACCATCTATATAATCAACATACATTGAATAATGTCCTAAATATTCAAAAAAATTATCTGCATATGAATATTGAGATAAATTTTGAACTTCAGGAGTTTGTTGAAAATACCAAGTTTTATAAGTGAAATAAGTTTGATATGTCATAAATGCATTAAATATATTGAATACAGGTACATTTTCTTCACGTACACTTAAAATGTTATTTGATAAATTTAATAAAGATTTACCTTTAAAATCATTAGAATGAGTGTTTAAATTCGCGAGGGTTTCTAAAGTAGGTGCTAAATCAAGTGCGCATCCTAATATATTACTTGTACCTGGTTTTAATTGAGGAGAATAAACCAAAAATGGAATATTAGTTGATTCTTTAAATGGTAATCCTTTTTGTTTTAATCCATGACTGCTCATTTGGTCACCATGATCAGATGTAATAATAACTGCGGTATTTTTTAACATATCATATTTTTTTAGAAATTCGTATATTTGGTTAATATAATTATCAACTTCATAAATAAGACAATAATAATTATTAACTAAATTTTTCCAAGATGCATAATCTGTAATATCATTTGGAAATGAAAAGGCAGGTTTAAAACTGCTAGCGAGTCCTGCATAAAATGCAAAAGGACTATTTGTTACTGGACTAGTAGCATAATCATTCATATATGAATTTAAAAATGGTAATGAAGAATTATTATTAGAATATTCATCAAATGTATGTTCAAAATAATTTTTTATCATATTTGAGTTCTTAATATAAGCATCAGGAAATGTCTTATCAAAGAAATAAGGGTCTGCTATATCTTTTGCGGTAGTTTGTTCATGTAAAAAAGGACTAAAAAATTGCATTTGATCAAAAACAGGTTTTTGTGAATAATTTTGATAAAACTGCATAGTATCATGAGGGTTTTGAAAATGACATTGTAAATGAAATGATTGATTATCTTCATTTCTAGCTTGTAAAAAAGGAAGTATTCCAATAAATTTTTCTCCATCAATGTTAGCATAATCAAAATCTTCATTTAAATTGTTTATTTTAAATTCTTGTGTAGTTTGGTCACTATAAAATCCATGATTTAAATCATAAAAAGTATCACCAAAAGTATTAGAAATATCAAAACCATATTTTTTTTGTGTATATCTAGCATTGGTGTTAAAACGAGGAATAATATAAATATTTGGTACAACTTTTATATCCAAATGTGCTTTACCATAATAGGCAGTATTTTGAATATCATTTTTTTTAAACACTTTAGCAATTGTATTAAAATCGGGGTTTAATTCAGGTATATAATTGTATTGATATATTTGGTCTATGTTATCTTGCAATCCTGTATTTAGAATACTTGTCTGCATAGTTGCACGAGCTGCAGTGCAAAATTGACGATTATTATGAATATTTGTGAATTCTACGCCAATTTTTTTAAAATTATTATAACCAGGCAAAATACGTGTAAATGATTCAGGTAAATTGTGAAAAGCAATTAATTCATCTAAACAAATTAAAATGGTGTTGATTTTTTTGTTTGTATTTTCTTGTTCATCCGCATATTTTAAGCTTTCTGCAGTCAAACTTCTAGCTAATTGTTTAACTCCTCGATCAATAGTATCTTTTGCAACATTATTTGTAACTTCTAGTAATTTGTCTTCTAAACCATCTAGATTTAAATTAACGTTTTTTTCAAAAACATTAATTCTAAATTTTAAGTCACATTCACCAGATGTCTCTACATTAGATTTTAAAAAAAAATCTTCATTAACAGGTCTAATTCCAGTACTACTCTCACTTCCATTTGCGGTTGCTGTTGCAGAAGAACTTCCTGAAAGTCTTTTTTGTCCAGACATTTTATAAAATAAGTAAATAATATAATTTTTAAAAATAATAAAAATAACTATTTAATTATTTAATTCTAATTCAATTATATCTTTTAAGTTAGGTATTAAATTTTTTACAGAATTAAGGTTTTCTAAATACTCTTTACTATCTTCCTGATTCTTTTCTTCATTCTTTTCTTCATCAACTTCATTATCATTTTTGTTGTTATTGGTTTCTTGAATAACAGGAATATTTTTTTCTAACTCAGAAATAGCATATTCATAATCTCCTAGTTTTTCATTTATTTCATTTGTAAATGCATCATACTTCATCATAAAAGTTTTCAAAATATCTTTTGTCTCAACAAATTCTCTTTCAAATCTAAATAATTGTTCAGTATGTTTTGAAGTAATTAAAGAATGTTTAGATGATTCTTCTATAATTTTATTAAGTTGCTCATTCATTTTGGTAATATCTTCTGAAAGTTTAGTAACCACTTCATTATCTATAGTTCCATTTGATTCTCTCTTTTCAATTGTATCTATTCTATTAATAAAATTAGTCAATAAACTATTATCAACAATTCTTGAATTATCTGGTAAAATACCACCAGATAAATCGTTTTCACTATTTTCATGATCGGTTTCAATAATCCATTGTTCTACGCGTCCTAAACGTAATGTAATTAAACCAATTGCATCAGAAATACTTAATTTATTAAATGGTAAATTATTTTGCGCTGGTTGTGTTTGTGGTTGTGATTGTTGATATTGTGATTGTTGATATTGTGATTGTGGTTGTGGTTGTGGTTGTGGTTGTTGTCCTCTAGGATTTCTAATATTTTGTTGTACTGGTGGAGGTCCTTGTGAAAATGCAGCATAAGAACCTATTGAAGTAACAGGACGATTACCTGATATTGTTGGAGCATTTTCTCCAGCACGTCTAGCTCTAGCAGCAGCAAGTGATCTTGAGCTCATAATAATTATTATAAACAAATTGTTTTTAAATTACTTACGCATCTACCTATTATATTTTGTTGTAATTATTTAATTAATTAAAAATTAAATTATGAAAACGCTCAATAACAAAACCTTCAATTGGATTTATATCTTTTTCTAAAATTTGAATAATTTTCAAATAAAATTCTCTTGGTCTTTTTAAAATTAGTTTTTTAGAAACAATAAATTGTGCACCAGCACCAAAAGTAAATTCCATATTTTCTATTCTTTCATTAAATAATTTTTCATAAACATCTATTAAAGGTAAATTAGGATGAAAAGGGCACCCATTTAAATTACAATTTATTATCCATTCACTTAAAAATTCAAAATCAAAATTCAAATATGAAACAAATTCTTCATTAACTAGTACTTCAACTTCTGTTTCAAGTTCTGTTTCAAGTTCTGTTTCAAGTTCTGTTTCAACTTCTCTTGCAACTTCTGTTTCAACTTCTCTTGCAACTTCTGTTTCAACTTCTCTTGCAACTTCTGTTTCAACTTCTGTTTCAACTTCTGTTTCAAGTTCTGTTTCAACTTCTGTTTCAACTTCTGTTTCAAGTTCTGTTTCAAGTTCTGTTTCAAGTTCTGTTTCAACTTCTCTTGCAACTTCTCTTGCAACTTCTCTTGCAACTTCTGTTTCAACTTCTGTTTCAACTTCTGTTTCAACTTCTGTTTCAACTTCTCTTGCAACTTCTCTTGCAACTTCTCTTGCAACTTCTGTTTCAACTTCTGTTTCAACTTCTGTTTCAGTGTCTACTTTGGGTTTTAATAAAGAATTAATATTGTATAAATATCTATGTATTTTTTCTAATAAATTAGGAGAATGATCAAATGGGTTTCCTTGTAAAAAAATTGTATAATCTTCTAAATTATAATAGTTATCATAAATATATTTATAATAAGAATGACCTTCTCTCCCTACATTATCTAAAAATTTTTGATTATAATAATCATCTGGTATTTTTTCACCTTTGTTATAAATTATTACATTTGGAAATTGTTTAGTCCATTCAATATTCTCATTGTATCTTGCTATAACAATGTTCATTTAAATAAATAAAATATTTTAAATTATTTAAATTAACCAATAAAAATTAAAAGTTTTTTATTTGTCTTTAGGGAAAATTATATTTTTTTAATGTTTTTGATTATAATTATTATAAATCTTTCATTTATACTGAATTTAGTATTTTAATTTCTAATTATACCCTATAGGGATATGGAATCTTCTGATGAATCAAATACTAATTTTTTTAAATATGTTTTTAACTTTAACGACGATTCAAAATCTCAAATGTTAAATTTATTGCAATACATTTTATTAGCTATTATTCCTGTAATTATTTTAAATAAAAGTATTGGAAAATTTGTGCCGGAAGCAGATGATAAAAAAAGTTCTATGGAAATTGTGGCTGAGATATTAATCCAAATAATTGTAACATTTTTTGGATTATTTTTAATTAATAGAATCATTACATATATTCCCACTTATAGCAAAACAAAATATCCTGATATTAATGTTATAATTATTTATAATGTTTTAACTATTTTGATGATTACTATGAGTTTACAAACAAAACTAGGAGAGAAAGTAAGTATTATAGTAGATCGCATTTCAGAATTATGGAATGGCAAAACTGGTTCTAAAAATAACAATGGTAAAAATTCTGGCAATGTTAAAGTTTCTCAACCCATTTCTGGTCAACAACAACAAGTAGGACAAATAACTGGTCAACCTGCTTATACAGAAGGTACTGCTATAAGTGCATTGCCTGCATATGAACAACCAGCTTCTACACAACAAGTTCCAAATTATAACAATATGTATAGACAAGATACAACACCAATGGTTGGTGCAGCTAGTCCAGAAGGTTTTGGAGTAGGAGGAGAACCTATGGCAGCAAATTCACTTTTAGGAGGTGGTAGTTTTGGTTCATGGTAAAATACAAATTTAAATATTATATGAATACTATAGAAGAAATTCCTAGCTTTATTGAATATAGTTTAACAAATGCTCATGTAAATGAATATAATAAAATTAAAGAAGATATTAAGGAGGAAAAATAAGAACAAATAAAAGAACAAGAATAAGAACAAGAACAAATAAAAGAACAAGAACAAATAAAAGAACAAGAACAAATAAAAGAAAAAAAACAAATAAAAGAACAAATAAAATGTATTAAAAATTATATAATAATATTTTATATAATTTTATATGGATGTTAACAAATTATTAAAAGCATTAGAAGATCAATCAAATGAAACACTTATGAATTTTACAACAGACAAAATAAGTGAAATGAATTGGAGAATTTTAAAAGAGTTACAATTATCAAAAGAAGATACAATAGAACTATTTAAAAAACTAAAAGGTTATAAATATGTAGATGAAATGAATGAGCTCAAATATGGTTCACATATTAGATGGATTTCTATTGATAATCCAACAATTATTCATTTAAAAAAAGGTGCTATATTTTGTGAAATGAAAATAAAAGATGAAGGTGTATATTGTTTATGTAAAAATTATGGATTTAATTCACGTCATTTCCAATTCTCATTTGATAAAAATTTAATATTTCAAAAACTAACAGATCAAGAGTTGGTACTTTTATCAGCACTAGATCATTTATCTAAATAATTATTTTCTCTATTTTCTATTTTTACGTGTTCCGCATTTGCAATCACTAAATAATCCAGGTATAAATTTTTTAAATTTAATCATAAAAACATGTGATTTATGAATTTTCTTTTTAACAGAATTTATTTTTTTGCCTTTATGATATTTAGTTACACTTTTATAACCTTTTCCATTTTTGATAGAAACTTTACGCACAATTTTTCCACCATTTTGAGTATGTCTAATTTCAGTATTTTCATAATTTAAAGTCATTTTATATAATATATTATTTAAAGAAAATAATATATAATTATATAATTAAAATAAACATGGATACACTTACAATTATTCATTTATTACATTTATTAATTATTGGTAGTTTATTTCTTTATGTTGGTATAAAACGTGATAAAATTCCTTCATTTATGTATCCAACATTGTTATCACTTGGTTCATTTATTATTATGTATCATATTTATAAAGTTTACAATTATATAAAAGCAAACAAATGTTATTGGGCGAACTTGATTCATATATTTTTAATAGGTCCTTTATTAATTTATATTGGATACAATAGAGAGAAAACATCAAGACGTTTTTTTGAAATATTATTGATGTTTGGATTTGCAGCAATTGGTTATCATGGTTACTACTTGTTATTTCCAAAGAATGAAAAATAAAAATTGAAATAATTAAATCATATAAATGTTATTATATATAATTTAATAATGAGCAAATGCGAACATGGAAAACAAAAATCAAGATGTAAAGAATGTGGTGGTTCTTCATTTTGCGAACATGGAAAACAAAAATCAATATGTAAAGAATGTGGTGGTTCTTCATTTTGCGAACATGGAAAACGAAAATCAATATGTAAAGAATGTGGTGGTTCTTCATTTTGCGAACATGGAAAACAAAAATCAAATTGTAAAGAATGTGGTGGTTCTTCACTATGTAATTCATCTTGGTGTGAAACATATGGTAATTCAAAATATGAAGGATTTTGTATGCCTTGTTTTGTAAATAATCCAGAAAACCAAGATAAACCTGCAATGCGTAATTATAAAACCAAAGAAAAAGAAGTAGTTGACCGAATTACGCAAATATTTGTAAATTTTACATGGGTTGCAGACAAAAAAGTGCAAAATGGTTGTTCCAAGAGAAGACCTGATTTGTTATTAGATATGGGTTCACATATAATAATAGTAGAAGTAGATGAAGACAAACATACAAACTATGATTGCAGTTGCGAAAATAAACGTCTTATGGAATTATCACAAGACTTAAATCATAGACCTATTGTATTTATTCGTTTTAATTCAGATGCATATATAAATGAAGATAATATATTAGTAAAATCTTGTTGGAAATTAAATAAATTAGGCATTGTACAAATTTCAAAAAGTAAAAAAGATGAATGGGAAGAAAGAATTTATATTTTACAAGAAACAATTAAATATTGGATACAAAATTCAACAGAAAAAACAATAGAAATTATTGAATTATTCTACTAACATTGTTCCATAATCCATTTATTATTTAGAACAGCTTCTACACTCATCAACGCACCTTCCGTCCAGCCTTGATATCTACTCACTGCTTCGCCAACAACAAGCATTCCTTTTTCAGGGTGTTGTGCTTTCTTTAAGAATTCACTTCTACTGCGAAAAGGTACCCTCAATGGTTCATAATAGTGTGTGCCGATTGGCCAATAAAAGTCTTTAATAGCAATTAAATGTAAACTTCCATTAGGAATACCAAGTGATTGTTCAATTAATTCGCAATATAATGCACGATTATTGTGTGTATTTTTCAAATTATCTTTTAAAGCAATAGCATTAATATTATCACTATAAGCAATCATATATACCCCTTTGCTAGGATTCATAGGTATTATTTTTTGCAAAGGTCCAGGAACAATCGTATAATTTTTTACATACTCCTGCATAATGGAAGTAGAATTGTTATCAAACTTGCCGTATAATCGTAAGAAAGGTTGCCCATGTATTTGTTTGTATAATCCGTATTTATCAGGAATTAATTTTTGAATGCCGCTTATAGTAGTTGCAACAATAACACGATTGCAATGATATACATTATTCTGTTCTGTAGTAATTTGAAATAAGCAAGGTTTCTCTCTAAATTTATGAATTTGAATAACATTATTATGAAAGTGGAAATGTTTTTCACCGATTTTTTTGTATAATGTATCAACGATTCTTTTCCAAGGTACGTAAAGTCCAGTCCAGCCTCCTTTATTATCATCCATACCATAATTAAACAATGTTTCATATAAATCCGCATCTTCATAATCGGTATATCCAGCAGAAATCTTGAATTGTTTATATAATTTTATTCCTAACATTTTGACAAAGAATTGTTTGAATGTCAAATGATGTAAGTTAATATTTTTGTTATATTCTTTCTTTAAATAATTAATGGTTTTTACAATATCAATAGGTTGAAAGAGATAAGAATAGTCCATAATAGAATAATATTCTTTGAATGGTACATGAAGTTCTCTCATTAAATGAATTAAAAGTGGGTTTGTATCTTTTCTGCCGATCCCAGCGCCGGTAACAACTTGAGTATTATAGAAATTATAATTGCTAGTTCTTCCACCCATCCATTCTTTATGGTATTTTTCAAGGATTAAAAAAGAAGTATTTGGGTATGTTTGTTTTATTTTATATGCGCTGTATAAACCTGACATGCCACTTCCAACAATAATAATATCATAATATGGAGTATTCATATTATAATATGTATATATTTATTTCTTGGTTTTTCTATGTTTTTTTGTTTTTCTATGTTTTCTATGTTTTCTGTATTTTCTAGATTTGTGTATTTTACCATAACCATAACCAGAATCATCTCCCCATTTATCCATAATATCATCATCTAGTGGATTATTATACATATCTTCACGAAACATATTAGTTTTTTCTTTTCTTTCATTCATATCTGCTTGTTCTTCTGATCTTGGTCTTGAAAAAACTTCATTAATACTTAATTTATTTTTTCTATTTTGTCGATCAGCTTGTAATAAACTATCAAAATTTTCGCGAGTATTAGGGTTAGGTCCCATTTCAAATTTTGTAACAGGTACAATTTCAGTATATTTTCCTTTTTCCATTTTATCTAATTCAGAGGTTGTTCCTCTGGCTAAATTAGATTTGTTTTTTTTATATTTTTTAGGCATTATATAATATATTTTTATTTTTATTTTGTTTGTTTTTTGTTTTTTGTTTTTTGTTTTTTGTTTTTTGTTTTTTGTTTTTTGTTTTTTGTTTTTTGTTTTTTGTTTTTTGTTTTTTGTTTTTTG